TCTGGTCATTTACAAGGACAGCAAACAGCTGCCTTTGATTACCGAAGCATCGGTCCGGCTTGGCAGCAGGCTGAAGATTCCAGAACCCGAAAAGTTTGAGGATTTCGCCGAGACATATCAGAATGTTGTCTGGGTTTATGCAAGTGTCTATGCGATTGCCAATTCGCTGGCTAGACTTCCTTTGCGTCTTTACAAACGGACGGCTGAGGAAGATATAGAATCTGAGGATACGGCGGCTTCGGTCAACAGGGTCGAAGTCCGAGACCATCCCGTATTGGAACTGCTTAACCGTCCCAACCCAGACTGTTCGTGGGAAGACCTGCTGGAGCAGATTGTTGTTTCATTGGAACTGGGTGGTGATGCCTATATAGAGATTGTGCGAGGTCGGGTGGGAGACCTCGAAATCCCCACCGAGCTTTACCACATAAATCCAGCACATATCACCATACAGGCCAGGGAAGACCGGAAAGGAATTGCTGGATATGTGTTCAACGCGGTTTCGGAAAGTGGTCAGCAGCAAGAGTATCTGTTCAAACCAGAGGATATTATCCACATTCATTACCACAATCCACTGAATTACTGGTATGGACAGGGGTCGGCTCTTGCTGCTGCACGGGCCATTCTTCTGGAACAGTATCTACAGCGTTTCTGTCAGCGCTTCTTCGAGAACGATGCCACACCACGCGGGGTTTTGATGACCGAATACGAAGTAACGGAAGAACAGGCAGAAGCCATTCTTAGGAAATGGCGGCAGAAATACGGGGGTGTTGACCAGTCGCATAAGGTTGCTATTTTGCCTTTGGGTTTGAAATACGAACGAATTGGTAGTGATTTGTCTGAGCTTTCGCTTAGCGACCTGAACGAAAATAACCGAAAGAAGATTATGGCCGCCTTCGGGGTGAATGATGCGGTGCTTGGTATTACACAAGACATGCCGCGGGATGTTTATCGGACATGCATGAGAGTGTTCTATGAGAACACACTGATGCCGAAAGCCCGTCGAATCGCCAATGCGCTTACTTATAAGCTGCTTCCTCAGTTTGCAAATGCCGACCAGAACTATTATTTCGAGTTTGACTTTAGTGATGTTACAGCCGAACCATATGACGTGCGTCTCAATAGATGGGTAAAGTTGTTTGCTATGGGAGTTGCTACTCCGAATGAGATAGCAGCAGACTTGCTTGGTGTTACCCATGATGTCGAAGGTGCTGATACGGTATACGTCGATTCGCGTTTTGTGCCCATTGGAGAAGCGTCGCAGTTACAACAACCAGAGACGAACGAGGTGCAGGAGCAAGCAGCAAAGCGGCTTGTGCCCATGTTGCGTGATATAGTCGATAAATTGCAACAGCTGGACGGGCGGCTGAGGCAATTGGAAACAGGAACCAAGCCCCCAGGTGAGGAGGAAGTTTAGATGGATATGATGGATATATTGAATCGTTTATTCAGAAACAAAAAAGAAGGAATAACACTGACGCCAGCAGAGGCTCAATCAATATGCTCATTTATCGATTTCTCTAATATCAATACAAAGTTGTTAGCTGATTTAGTGCAGCAGCAGGCGGCAGCCATCGAAGCTCTTCACAACCTGACGACCCTTTATACAACCACATTCAAAGCTATGCAGGAAACACTCGAAGGAAGAAACGAGGATTCCCCCGAAGTGCTTGAAGCCAGATTCAAAGGTCTTCAAGACCAGGCGGATGCTGCTATCAGAGAATTCGAGTATCGCCAACGAAGATGTGAGGATATTTGTAATGAGCTAATACGTTTTCAGAAAGTGTTCGGGAAGCAAGATAAAGAAGATGAAGGAGGTTCCAAATGAAACTAGAAGACCTTACAGAAGGAAAAGTAAAACGACTGTCTAACGAGGAACTGATGAATCTTCAGGACCGTGCCAACCAGGTGTTTGGAAAGATTCTTCGGTTGGAAAAAGCATCGCCTGATAAGCGACTTATTTTTCAGAAATACCTGCTTGTCGTGCAAGAAATGGAACGTAGGGGAATGAAAACCAAACGCAGTGGTCCACTTAGCCGTGAGCGTTTTTTGGAATCAGTTGTCGGGGTGTGTCCCTTCCAGCTCGAAGAAGTTGTTTTGAAGGAAGCTATCGCCGCGGTGCCGGAACGGCGTTCCAAGGATGATAAATTTAGTGTTGTTGTTCGCACAAATAATAAAACCGTTCAGGACATAGTTGCACAATCACTGGAGAAAGCTACAGGAAATAAGCCCGCACTTGATGCACAATCAAATGCCGAACATGAATATCCTTTGTATGATTTGGTTCTGCGGCCCAGAGAAATGCTGGAAAAGGTAAAAAGTCCTACCGAAACACCGAAAGAAAAGGCAGAAAAATCGAAGGAGAACTTGTCTATTACCGACCTTTTTACCGTTCCCATTGAGCGAAAGAAGAAGAAACAACGGGACTTTACCAAACTGGACGAAGAACAGGGTATTGTTGGTGCGGTTGTATACCGAGCTAGCACAGGCGATGACCCCTGGTTGGATGCTGATGAAGAATGGACGGACCGAGAAAACCTGGAGCGGGCTGCCTATGATTACATGTGCAAAAGCCAGCAGATTTTGCGTATGCACGACCCCACCCAGGGTCGGATGCCGGCCTATGTGATTGAAAGCTTTATCACAGATGCACCGACGAAAAAACGGATAAACGATGAAACAGTGTATGAAATTCCGCCTAATTCGTGGTGGCTTGCTGTAAAGATTGACAGGACATCTGAAGAGGGCGAAGAATTATGGAAACAGATAAAGTCCGGCCAGCTAACTGGGTTTTCGTTCGGGGGCCGTGGGTTCGTCCGAGAAGCTGAACCCGAATAATCCACACTACTTGAAAGGAGCAAAACAATGGGACTATACGACATTATCTGGGTTCAGTGTCCAAAATGCAAAGACAAAATTGACTTTCACACAAAGGTTGGCAACTCCAGTTTATATTCATATACTCTAGGCAAAGACGACATTCCTCTTTGGATTGAGGCATCCTTGGCGGGGGAACTGTTTCATTGTGCCAAGTGTGGCACGTGGTTCGAGTTTGATGTAAAAGTTATCACAAAGCCAAAGATTCTGAAACGCAGACCGTCGTGGGCAGATGATACTATTATATGGACACAGGATGAAGATGAAGATGAAGACTGTAGGTAATTAAATACATAAGGTCAAAGCTGAACATTGTTCAATATCTGTCTAGGTTGTAAAGACTGTGGCAGGAAGGATATGATATATGCGAATTGATATCCATCCCAAGCTGGATTTTCGACATGTTTTGCTGAAACCGAAACGTTCTTCGATACAGAGCCGAAAAGAAGTCATTCTGGAAAGAACCTATCAGTTTCGCTCGGGTTTTACGTGGCACGGTCTGGGCATCATTGCATCGAACATGGATACAACTGGAACCTTTGCTATGGCAAAGAGCTTATCTCAATTCGGGGCTATGGTAGCTCTTCACAAGTATTACTCAGCCAACGATTTGGTTGCCTTCTATGAACAGAACCCAGACCTATCCAGCAATGTGTTCTATTCACTGGGTATCCAACAACAAGACTATGACAAGCTAAATGATTTTCTACAACTATACCGCACCAGCGAACCCAGGTTTCTATGTTTGGATGTGGCTAACGGCTACACTGAGCATTTTGTGCACCATCTAAGGTGCTTGCGAGAAAAGTTCCCCTCTGCCGTGATTATGGCTGGTAATGTAGTAACCCCAAATATGGTCGAAGAGCTTGTTCTGAGCGGAGCAGATATTGTCAAGATTGGTCTTGGTTCGGGTTTCGTTTGCCGAACACGCGACAAAACTGGGGTTGGTTATCCACAGCTGTCTGCTATTATTGAGTGTGCAGATGCGGCACATGGGTTGGATGCTTTTATTTGCTCCGATGGTGGGATTCGGTCGGCTGGTGATTTGGCCAAAGCGTTTGCTGCTGGAGCCGACTTCGTGATGATTGGCAGCTTATTTGCTGGTACAGATGAGTGCGGGGGGAACTGGTGGAAAGACACGAATGGGCAGCGGTATCTGGATTTCTATGGTATGGCCAGTGACGTTGCGATGGAAAAGCATAATAACCATGCCTCTTATCGTGCAAGTGAGGGAGATTGCGTCCCAGTAAAAGCCAAGGGGCCTGTAGCTGGGGTTATGCGGGACTTACTTGGTGGATTGCGTAGTTGTTGTTCGTATTGTGGTGCAAGGAAGCTTGAACATCTTCCGAAATGTGCTACGTTCATTCGTGTTTGTTCGTGACTGGAAAGGAGCAGACATGCCTGAGGAAGATATTGTAAATCACCCAAAACACTATGAACTGCTGAAGCCAGAACCTATTGAAGTCATAGAGAACTGGAGATTGAACTTCTTTGCTGGTAATGTTCTGAAATATTTGGCTAGATACAGGTTCAAGGGAACGCCGATAACAGACCTGGAGAAGGCACGTTGGTACCTAGACCGTCTTATCGGGAACCTAAAAAAACAGTATGGAGAAGGAAAAGGAGCGTTGTGATGAACAATCGGTTCGAGAATAAGCCGCGTGTCTATTTGGCTGGTCCTTTGACGGCATCTCATCCTCTTGGTTATATCTACAACATTGCTCAGATGGAAAACGTGGCTGTGGAACTCTGGAAACGGGGATATCCGTGTTTTGTGCCTGGTGAGGATTTTCTGCGGCTGTTGGTCTTCTGTGCTGGAAACGAGCGGCCAGACTTGCGGGATGTCTATGATAACAGCATGGAATGGTTGAAGGTATGTGATGTGGTTTATGTGGTTGGGGGAGAACTGGAATCCAAGGGTGTTCGGGCCGAAATAGAGAAAGCAAATGAACTAGGAATTCCGGTGGTCAGGTCGATTAGCGAGCTGGAGGAATTGACAAATGCCATACATTCAAAATGAGAAGCGGAAGGACTACGACCAGCTGGTTGCTCAGCTTGTTCGGAAACTGTGTGATGAAGAAGAAGATAATGTATTAGGTATTCTGAACTATTTTATCTATGCGACACTGTTGCGGTATCTTCACAAGAAGGGTTATAGATATCACAGAATCGCGTCCTTGCTGGGGACGTTGGAGTGCTGCAAGCAAGAGTTTTATCGGCGTGTGGGTGGTTGGTATGAAGACATGGCTATCGAACGGAATGGAGATATTCCGATTCGCGAGCGCAAGGAACTTCCTCCAATGTGGAAATGGTATTCGGGCCGATTGGCTGAGCGGAAGTGAAGAAAGGAGAAATGATGGCATATGCTTTCGACGAAGTGTTCCAAACAACTCTGGATTATTTTGACGGTGATAGCCTGGCGGCTCAGGTATGGATTGATAAATATGCACTGCGGGATGAGGAAGGAAACCTGCTGGAAAAATCTCCAGATGATATGCACAAACGGCTAGCACGGGCCATTGCGAAAGTAGAAAAAAAGAAGTTTGCACATCCACTTACATTCAAGCAAATCTACGAATTTTTTAAAGATTTCAAGCGAATGATTCCAGCAGGAAGTTGTATGTTTGGAGTTGGGAACCCGAACCAATATACGTCGATAAGTAACTGTATTGTTCTGCCTCGTCTTTATGATTCCTATTCATCCATTCACCAGAACGATGAATGGATTTCGCAGGTCGCCAAGCGCCGGGGAGGCACGGGATTTGATATAAGTGCTCTTAGGCCGAAAGGTGCACCCACGCAGAACGCAGCAAGAACGAGTAGTGGGATTGTGCCGTTTATGGAACGTTTTTCCCAAACAGTTCGACAAGTAGGCCAGGGCGGGCGGCGAGGTGCCCTGCTTCTGCTTTTGAACG